AGCTGACGTCAGAAAGACAGATCATTCGTTACCGCAACGGGTATCCCAAAAAGGAATGGACGAAAAAAAGCACGGACCGCAACGAGGCCCTTGACTGCGAGGTTTACGCCTACGCCGCCCTGCACGTCCTGTACATGCACGCGGATCGGACCCAGATTTGGAAGGTCTTTGCGGATCGGTTGCAGCCCAAGGCTGAGGCGACTGTTGCTGCCCCATCGTCGGCACCTGCCTCGACAAAGACCACACGCGCACCGGCCATCCACACGCGGCGCAGTGCGTTTACGGATAGAGTTTTAGGGAGATAAAAAATGCAAAAAACCAATTTTTTTCTCGGCGATTGCCTTGATGTTTTGAAAACGTTTGATGACAACAGTTTTGATTCCATTGTGACGGATCCACCATACGGCCTATCTTTTATGGGGAAAAAATGGGATTACGATGTCCCAAGTGTTGAAATCTGGGTCGAGTGTTTTCGAGTCCTAAAGCCCGGAGGCCACTTGCTCGCTTTTGCGGGTACACGTACACAACATCGCATGGCTGTGCGGATTGAGGAAGCAGGCTTTGAAATCAGGGACATGATCGCATGGGTGTATGGGTCGGGGTTTCCAAAGTCGCATGACGTGAGCAAGGCTATCGACAAGGCGGCGGGTGCGGAGCGGGAGAAAATCCGCAGACCAAGTGCGGCCACCGCATACAGCAGCGCGGCAGGCAATTTTCGCCCATGGATGGAGCGGGCGCAGGAACTCGGCTACACAGAAGTTGATGGAGACAAACCCGTCACCGAAGCTGGCCGCCAATGGCAAGGCTGGGGCACTGCCCTGAAGCCCGCTTTGGAACCCATCACCGTGGCCCGCAAGCCGCTGGTGGGGACCGTGACGGGGAATGTGTTAGCGTGGGGCACGGGGGGGTTTAATATAGATGAAACACGGATCCAAATCGAAAAAGAAACAGGCTGGGGTGGGAGTCCCAGTAACGGATATTCCGGTAGGTTAGACCAAAACCTAGATGCAAGGCCAGTACAAGGCCGCTGGCCCGCAAACCTGATCCACGATGGCAGCGAAGAGGTTTTGGGGTTGTTCCCTGAAACAGGTAAAAGTAGCGGCCACCCGCGGAACAATAAACCTAGCACCTTTAACGTTAGCGTAAGATATCCCTCTCTGGGCGTAACTGACGACGGCGGTTCTGCCGCCCGTTTTTTTTATTGCGCTAAAGCCAGTAAACGGGATCGCAATGATGGTTTGGATAATATGCCCTTACAAGATGTTCACCGGTACAATGCGGGCATTGGTGAAGGTAAAGAACCGGACACCCCAAGCAAAGATCAAAACCATCATCCCACCGTAAAGCCCACAGACTTGATGCGGTATTTGGTGACGTTGGTCACGCCGCCAGACGGTCATGTTTTGGATCCGTTTATGGGGAGCGGGTCCACAGGGAAAGGGTGTGTTCAAGCGGGTTTTTCGTTCACAGGGATTGAGATGGATAATGGCTATCTTGAAATCGCCAAGCGTAGGATTGAACACGAAAAGGAAAAAAAGAGGCAAGAGGCCCCTTTGCTAGAGGATGGGTACATTTTGCCCACCCCCTAAAAAAACCCTTGGCAGCGGTGTTGCCTACGCCATGCTGGGGGTATGAGTATCCCTAGCACCCTGATTTCCGGCGATTCTTTGACGTGGCTGACGGCGGCGGGTGTGGATACTGTCACCGGATTGCCGATTGATTCCGCCGCATATACGTTGGCCACAAGTTTTCGCGGATCGGGGGGCAGTTTGGATGTGACCGCCACCACCTCGGGCACGGGGTGGAGTAGCACCATCACGGCGGTGCAGTCGGCGGGGTTGCCTGCTGGGGTTTACCAATGGGCCAGCTATGCCACAAAAACGGGCGTGCGGGTGACGCTGGAAACAGGCACGTTGACCGTGACCCCCAACTTGGCCACGGCCAACAGCACCTTTGAGGCGCGAACCCACGCCCGCCGGATGCTGGATGCCATCGAGGCCATGCTGGAAAACCGGTCCACCAAAGAACAGCAAGAATACACCATCGGGACGCGGTCCCTGAAATATATCCCAATTTTGGAACTGATGCAGTGGCGTGATCATTATAAGCGCGAGGCCTTTGCCGATCAGCAGGCCGAGCGACTGGCCAAGGGCCTGCCCACCCACAACCGTTTGTATGTTAGGATGCGGTAAGATGGGGTTTTTTAGGAAAAAACAGCCGCCTACCCCTACGCCCCAGCCCGCGCCTGCGCAACCCGTATTTTTTCCCCGCTATCACGCTTTGGTGCCTTTTTTTCGTGAAATTCGCAATTTCAGCGCGGGGGTTGTCACCCGTTTAAACGATGTGTTTACGGGGTCTTTTGGAACCGTCAACAGTGATTTGATGGGGCAACTGGAACTGATGCGGGCGCGGTCGCGGTCCCTGATGCGGGACAATAACCACGCTAAGCGGTTTATCCAAATGTGTGCCACCCACATCGTGGGGCCCAACGGGTTTTTGTTAAACGTGCAAGGGCGGCGCGGGGGCAAGCTGAATCAGAAAACCAACGATCTGATCGAAGATAGTTTTTACAAATGGGCGCGGCGCGGGGTGTGTGAATCCACGGGCCATTTGTCTTTTGTGGGTGTGCAGGAATTGCTGGTGAAAACCCTTGTCCGTGACGGCGAGGCCATTGTGAAAAAGATTAAGGGCACCGCGGCGGGCAACGCTTGGGATTTTGCCCTGCAGGTTTTGGCCGTGGACCGTTTGGACACGGGGCTGAATAAGCGTTTGGACAACGGCGGCATCATCAAAATGGGCGTGGAATTGAACGCCGTGGGGCGGCCTGTGGCGTACCATTTCAAGGGATCCAACCCCGCCGAGGTCTACACGGGCAACGCCCTGCAACAGAAAACCGAGCGTATCCCCGCGGATCAGATCCTGCATATCTTTTTGCCCCTAGAGCCCGAGCAAGTGCGGGGGGTGCCATGGATGCACACGGCCATGGAAACCCTGCAAAAGCTGGGGACTTTTCACGATGCGGCCCTGATTGCGGCCAACGTGGGGGCCGCCAAGATGGGGTTTTTCACAACAGCCGAAGGATCATCACTGGGTTTGGCCGATAGCCAAGACAGCCAAGGGCGATCGATAACAACGGTGGAGGCGGGCGTGATTGATTCTTTGCCCGCGGGAACAACATTCCAGTCTTTTGACCCAACATATCCCGAGGCCAACTATGGCCCCTTTGTAAAGTCGTTTTTGCAGGCGGCGGCCTCGGGTCTTGGGGTGTCCTATGCCACACTGGCGAACGATCTGGAGGGGGTCAATTATTCGTCCATTCGGGCTGGCGTTTTGGAAGAGCGCGACAACTGGATGCTGCTGCAAAACTGGTTTGCTGAGGCTTTTTTAATCCCTGTTTACGAAGCATGGCTGGACATCGCGATTTTGAAGGGCCTGATTCTTAGTGATCGCGGCATACCCTTGTCCGTTCGGGATCGGGGGGAGGCCATGCGCCACGTCTGGCAAGGCCGCCGCTGGGCGTGGGTGGACCCGCTGAAGGATATTGAGGCCACCATTGCCGCTATCAATAACGGCCTGATGAGCAGAACAGAGGCCGCCGCCCAACAAGGCCGCGACCTGTATGACGTCTGGGCGCAGCTGCAAAAAGAGCAGGATGACGCAAAAAGTTTGGGCCTGAATTTTTCGCTTGGCAGCCCTGTTGCCCAAGATACGGTTGAACCACAGGAGGATAATACCCCATGAAAACAAGCGTAAAATACACACGGACCTTGCAAATCAAAACCGCGGATTTACAGCCGTCGGATGATCGCACCGTCACGCTGGCCTTTAGCTCGGATGTCCCCTACGAGCGCACCTTTGGCATGGAGATTTTGGGCCACCGCAGCCAAGAGATTCGTTTGGATCGTTTGGAAAGCGGGGCCAATTTGTTGGTCAATCATGACCCAAACGATGTGATCGGTGTTGTGGACAGCGTCACCGTTGACGAGGGCGACGGTCTGGCAAGGGCCGTTGTCCGTTTTGGCCGTAGCGCACGGGCCGAAGAAATTTATCAGGATGTTTTGGACGGCATCCGCCGGTCTGTGTCTGTCGGTTACGTCGTGCATACATTTGAAGAGGTTAAGGGCCAAGGCCAAACCAAAGTTTACAGGGCCACGGACTGGCAGCCCTATGAAATCTCCCTCGTGGCCATCCCCGCTGATATTGGCGTCGGTGTGGGGCGGTCGGATGATACCCCCACCCTTGACCCTGAACCCCAGCCTGACATTCAAACCAAAGCCCAACCCCAAATCACCATCACGAAAGAGGAACCTAAAATGACCGAAGCCCTGACCCAACACGACCCCCAAGCCCGCATTAATGGCATTTATGAAATGAAAAATGCCTTCAGCGGTTATGTCACGGAAAAAGATGTTGAAACCGCCATCCGTAGCGGCCACACCGTGGAGCAATTCAAAGACACCATCATGGCCAAAATGTCCACAAAGCACATGGACACCAGCAGCCTTCACATTGGCATGACCCAAAAAGAAGTCAGGAACTTTTCCTTGGTACGCTTAATCCAAGCCAAACTGACCGGCGATTGGTCACAGGCGGGCCTTGAGCGGGAAGCGGTTGCGGCGGCGGCCAAAAGAACGGGCAAGCCTGTGTCCGAGGGTGGATTTTTTGTGCCTTTCGACATTTTCCGTCGTGATTTTAATGTGGCAACAGCCTCTGAGGCCGGAAACCTTGTGGCCACAGACACCCGATATGACATGTTTACCGATGTTTTGCGTAACAATCTGGTTATGGGCAGCTTGGGAATTCGGTTTTTAACGGGCCTTTCCGGCAATATCGATATCCCCCGCAAAACGGTCGCTTCATCCATTGGTAACGTGACAGAGGTTCAAGCGGCAACGGAAACCCAGCCCACAACGGCCAAATTGTCTTTGACGCCTCGGAGAAAAAGCGCGTTTGTGGAGTATTCAAAGCAGGCCATTTTGCAATCGGGCATTTCCATTGAGGCTATGCTGCGGGATGATCTGTTACAATCCTTGGCTGTGACCATTGAAAACGAGTGTATCAATGGAAGTGGTACGGCCCCTGCCATGCGGGGTATTCGGAACACGTCCGGCGTGGGATCTGTTGTGGGTGGCACTAACGGGGCTAACTTTGCTTGGACCCACGTCATTGGCTTGGAATCTGCCGTGGCCAACGCCAACGCAGAGCCCGATGGGACAGCGGGTTACCTGATCAACACCAAAACCCGTGGCACGGCCAAAGGCACACAAAAGGCCACAAACCTACAATTTTTGTGGGATGGTGGGGCGCAGCCATTGAACGACTACCGTGTGGCGGTGTCCAATAACGTGCCCAGTAACCTCACCAAAGGGTCATCCAACGGTGTGTGTTCATCGGTGATTTTCTCCAGCATGTGGGACATGGCGGTTTTGGCTTTGTTTGATTCCCCAGAAATCACCATTGACCCCTACACCTTGGCTACCAATGGACAGGTGCGCATCACCATCAATCAATACGCGGATTTTGGGATTCGCCAAGCTGCGGCCTTTGCCGTTATGGATGACGCTTTAACCCCTTAATCTGAGATCTAAACCATTAACCTGAAAGGAAAATTTATGCCTAACGTTTTAATCAAAGAAGCAACCATCGTTATCACGCCTTCCAATGAAACCGTCCACGCCAAGATTGGGGAAGTGTTCGCGTTAAACCAAGAAGACGCCGATTCCTTGATAGGCTCCAATCGCGGCGTTTACACCAAAGAAGCCCCTTACCGCATCCCCGACAAAGACGAATCCGCCAAAGAAACGTCTAAAAAGTAGGTGACCCATGCCCTTTGTCGAGCGCATGAGCGCGTTTTTTGATGACATGGGCGAAACGGCCACCGTTGTGACAGGCAATGGTGGCCGCAAAACAGGGACTGTGATTTTTGACAAGCCCGACGAAG